TGTCTGGGGCTTTATCGGCTTGAATGAGAGTTAGAAAGCGAGGACTTGAGATGAAAAATGTTTTTGTAGTGGCAGCTAAGAGAAACAGTGGCTTTACACTTAAAAGCTTCCATGAAAATATGTGTTTAGCGAACAAAGCAATGATGAACACTATTGACGTAGATGCACTACAAGTTATTCCTGCAAAAATACAGTTTGCTAAAAATGGTAATGTTAGGTTGTGGTGTAGCGTCTAACTCGGTATTGGACACCTACATTAGGTGTCTAATACGTCAGCAAAAACTTAACTTATTGATCTATAACATAGCCAATAAGCAAATACACCACCCTCTTTCGAGGGCTTTTTGTCAAAAAAGAGGTAAATATGGCTAAATCGGACAAATCGCGTTTTATGCGGTTGTTGCCAAGTATTGTTTAAACAACAGTAATGCCGCGTGTTGCCATCCGTGTTTTACTACGCGCATACACCGCCGCAATCTCTGCCAAACTTAATGCCCTGTCGTATAAAATGCCTTCGCTGATCTCTAACGGGGCATGGTATGCCGATGACGCATACGCGATATTACCAAACGCCATTTTTACAGCACTTGCTGTTTTAGCTGTTGCAGATGTAGTCGACGATGACAATTTACCGCCAAAGAATTTATTCAGTTTGTTGCTGCCAGTTTGAGTATAGCTAATTGCTAAAAATACATAATCACCGACATTTAAACCTGCGAATGTATCGCCTGTAATGCCTGTGCCGCCTCGAACAAGTGGAAGTATTCCATACTGTCCTGACGATTTATGCACAAACATGCCGAACCCGTCGCTAGCCCCCACATTACCAGCAACTACCGAGCCAATGTATGACGACAAATCAGGTATTTTAACAACCGCGCATAATGTTCGCTCAGTGCCGTCCGCTAAATCAGACAATAATCCGCTATTTAAACCACCAGCAACAACAACGCCTGTACTGTTATATGTTGGAGCTGTGCCTGCAAGGGTCAAAACCTTACCCTGAGTTAAGTCAACAAGTGACGCGCTAGACGTTCCGAAGTTCCAATAGCCCCAAGCATCAGGCTCATAATTCACTAATAACTCATAATCTGTTGCTGCGAGTTGTGGCAACGCTGTATTGCTAACCGCAAATGGTAACATTGTAAAAATACTAGCCATGATATTTATCCTAGTTTGATGATGTTTAGCTTAAAATGGGGACAGACATTAAACATTGGTTTAACGCTGCCATTAATCGTGACCGTTGATAGGTCGCTGTCGCATAAATTGCCCGATGCTCCGCTTGTAAACTGGCAACCTGTACCTAAATAATCTATTGCATAGCGTACGACAGGATTCGCGCCTAATGCTCTATTTAGCGTTATTTGTACACTGTCGCCGTTGATTACTTGTATATCTGACAGTGTTAATGTGCCTGTGTCATCAACGACTTTGAATCCTTTGTCTGTTGTGCTTGGCAGAGTTATCGCGTCAAAACGCAATGGAGAGACAGGCACATCAAATTTAACAGTGAGTGTCGTTGTTCTAGCTGTTGCGGATATTGGATTAATCCATTTTGGCTTTTTTCCGCTAACTAATTGCTTGTAAGCACGTCCAAAATAATGACCCAACCAAATATATGACTCTGCTGTCAGATGTGTACCATCAGCACTTGGCATAAAATAACATGGGCTTGCTAGAAATATATCATCGTCTTGTTGTGCTGCTGCTAACTGCGCTAGATGCACTTGTGTATCTGACAAACCTGCACACCATGCTGTTTGATACGTTAAAAAATACATCGGGTCTGAGTTAGATGTAGCAGTATGTATGTCGGCTTTGATGTCATTTTTAAGCGCGATTAAATTGCTAACGTATGTTGCGCTTGACATAGTCCTATCGGCTTCACCCTGAAGCCAGCCGACAACTGGCACACCGTAAGTTTTACTGTCTGCTGTGGCGATAGTTTTAGCTGCGGCTAGTTGGTCAAGCAAAACGCCATACCAATTTGTTGGGCTTACTACTGTGTTTGTCGTGTCGTGTGTTACGTCTGTTGATGCTTTACTGAGTTGACTAATTGTGTACCCACCGTGACCTGCTGTACTCGCTAGAATAATATGACTATCTGTTGCAAAACCATCATCAATTGCTCTTAACTCTGTTGCGTACTTTGCCGCACCTGAGCAAACAGTCTCACCGCGCAGATAATTTATTTCATAGTCGGCTGTTATATTGTCCTCGACTAGCGGTTTAAATCCCCCCAAACCTGCGTTCCAACCAGTGCCGCCTGATTTGGTCGATTTAACACCACCTGTAAACGTAATATTTGAATAAGGCTGAGTCGTGCTAAGTGCTGATTGACCTTGTGCGCCAACACTCAACGATTGACCATAAAACAAAAAATGGTTAATTTGTCGCTCAATAATTGGATTAGCAAGATTTTCTAGTGTGTATGTTGATGTGCTTGTCGCTTCAATTGCGCCAACTATTTTGCTAGTTTCTGAATCAAAACCGAGCAAAACTCTGCCTTCGTTGTCTGTCAAAACTGCGGTAACTGTGCCGCTAATCTGCTTTCGTTGCTGTAAATTGTGGTCTTTTAATGCTAAAGCCGATTCAATCGCAGTCTCAATGGGTGCAGAATCAATATCGGCAATCAGTTCGCCAGTTGTTTTATTAACACCAATTAATATTCTGCCTTCGCTGTCTGTCAGCAATGGCACATCATCACCAACGCCCACAAACGTAAACTGTTTTTGCAGAGCTTGGGTGTAATAAACTTTATCTTGCGCGATTGTTGCCGCTGCTGTTGCGTCAATTAGCCCGTAAGCTGTTACTTTTCCAGTCGTTTTACTGACGCTAATCAAAACAAAGCCGCTGCTATCTGTCACAATTGGATAGTCCCCTGTGCCGACGTACCTTGCTTGACCTGATTGATTGTCGCGCAATGTTTGAGTTATAGCAGAGCTTGGCAAAGAAGTAATATATAGCGCAACCCCCGCATTATTTTTATAAATTGCGACGCTAGAAATAGGATTCGCAGTAATTGGAACTGAAAAATATTGGCCGTTGGTTGTTGCGGCTAAACCCAATGCTGTGCTTGCGTAGATGTTGGCAGATTGTATCGCAACGTCCCTAGCTGCTAGTGCCGTTGCCGCATCTGCTGCTGTTGCGACTGCATCAATCCCTGTTTGTACTCTATCGGCTGCTGTTGCAATCGCATCAAGCCCTGTCTGCACTCTATCGGCTTCTGTTAAAACCGCTTTATCTGTCGCAATACCTGCTTGAGTGGTAGATGTACCCGCCTGAGCTGTAGCTGTAACTGCTTGTGCGGTAGAGATAACCGCTTGTTCTGTCGCTGTAACCGCTGCTGCAACTGCCTGAGCCGCTGACTCAGAAATAATATCTTGAATTGGTAGATCAGTAATTGATACTGATTGAGGTGGCATGATGATGATTTTTGTGTAAATAAGAATGCCAGCCAAATCAAAGATTTTAACCTCATGATAAACAGTGCCGTCGTCAGGCTCTAATAACATTGTTGCTACGCCTAACGAGTTTGTTGCTGCATTATTTTTACTTAGCGACTGGCCATTAAAAATATCTGTTACTTTTGTTCGTTTTCTTTCTGCAACAACTCTCGCGCCACTAATAACGCCAAAGCCAAGTGCATTAGTCGATACTGTTAATGTATAAGTCGTCATATCCACTCACTTAGAAATAATGGGCTTTAGTGCGAAATGTTTTGCGATGGGCATAGCCTTTTTCGGCTCTTAATTTTGCTTCAATTACCGATGTGTCAAATTGACTTTGATAAAACGCCGACATATTGGGATTAGACCAAGACTTTTCAGCCATGAGCATGAGATACGCTAACGCGCCATGCTTAATCGCGTCTTTGTATTCTTCAAAGATAAATTCATCAACGCCTTGAGCTGCCTGTGTAGGCTTTAGTGCAACAAGGATTCGGACGGGATAAACGCCCATAGGTTTTGGGACTAAGATTGCGGTATTGGTATTTTTAAGAAAGAAATATTGTGGTTCGCCTGATTGATCGCGCCATTCTTGATAGATTTCTTCTAGGTCATCTTGTGTTTTTGGCTCTAGCTCACGCTTATTGACTTTTAGCATGAGCAGTTGCGCGATATTGTTATCGATGGGTGGTGATAAGTCGTACTCGTTGTCGTCAGCAACGGTGTAGAAACTGTCTAGCTCTTGACGCAAGAATAACGAACGCTGGCAAAACTCAATAACTTTTTGGCGAATGGCTTCAACGATTAACGCCTTTGGACAGTCAGGTACATTAACCTGAACGTATGGCAACCATTGCGTATAAGGGACAATAACCATGACTTAACCTTTTGATTTTGGATTTACCGCGCCATCGGATGATGCTTTTATCTGTAGTAACTGAAAAAACGTACTTAAATGAGAGCTAGCATCTGCATAATTTTGATTTTGCTTATCATCACCGCCCCACAACAAGTAAAGCATCCACTCTTGGACAGCAGGAGCAAAGTAATCATCAACAGGAAACGCATCTGTGTCTGCGGTAATGGTCGGTAATACACGAACATAGCTAATATCAACCCCAATAATCGGCGATACAGGCGCAGGAGGGTAAACATAAAAATCTTTAGGGGTAATTGAATCGTAAAAATACTCATCAACCACTGTTTGTCCTGTCGTTT